GTCCCTCCTCGCAAGAGGATAAAGGATAAGGGTTTCCAATTGTCATACCCAACTGAATAGTAATTCTTGCCAATGAATAAATATTTCCCCACATTCACTGGCAAGAAGGACCTCCGCTGGCGATTGTCAAGGTTATTTAAAAACCCTTTTCATTTCGTCAAGCGTGTCCAAACTCGTTCAGTGCATGGGATGGTAATTGAGAATCAGGTGGTTGTGGAATTAGATACCCTAGTTCCGCTCTTCCGTGTGTGGGCTTACTACCTGCACCGGCGGATAGTTGGGCTTAGTTCTGACCGAACATTACAGAACAATGTTCTGATATTCGTTCGAAAACTGTACCACTCATATCGTCACCACGGGATAAACGCGCTCATACTGAGATTGAAAGTTATGCTTTTTGTTATCAACAGCTTTATCGCTGGAGAGAAACTAAAGACAACCGACCATCTTAAGTATCGAATTCGTTTGTCCAATGGGTTACCGAGTATGCTACCGCTGCCAGTGCGGCAGTCGATCCGCAATCGTAACTCATCGACGATAGTCATTTGGGGTTCACTTTTGTATCTCTATCGTGCTATCTCAGGAAAGCATAAGAAACCAGATTTATCTGGGATCGTTGCTCCCTTTGATCTCACGCCGGAGTACGAAGGTCACCTCAGTAAATTACGGGAATTCGTTCCCGTGTTTACAAAATGGCTATTTTCGAGAGCCAAGATAGATCTTCAATGGGTTCAAAAGAACATCTGCCCCGCAGAGTTCGTTTTCTCGGCGTCTGCTGGACCGAATACAGCATGGAGTCTCACCTCCGCCCCGCTAGATACCCTTTATTGGGTTCTTAACGGGTGGAAGGATTCTGTACTGTACCGGTACATGCAGGCGATCAAGTCAACTCAACTGCTTGGTCAGTTGGACACCAATCAGTTTTCCGATATAGCGACCAAGCTAATCGAAATGCTGATTGGGCCAGTTAGTTGGAACTCCATTGAGGATGCGGATGCGGCCAGTCTCGACAAGGTCCGAAAGGCCCTCGATAGTGGTCGGGATGCTTCAGGGAATAAATTACCTAAAGCATTCCGAACGGATGGTAAGGAGCTTCACTGCGGTCGCCTTCATGCTTTGAAGGAACCCGCAGGGAAGGTGCGAATCATTGCAATCGTGGACATTTGGACTCAAACCTTTCTGAGACCGCTCCATGATGTATTCTTTAAAATACTCAAGGCCCCCC